ACAAAGGCACATCGCTTGCTGAGACTCGTAGCTATTTTAATACGCGACGATATCGTGAATTAGCTGGAATTTCATTAGAAGATTAGTTCATCAAACCGGCCTCTTATGGCTTCATTCCCGGTATACAAACTCTGCAGCCTAGCGTATAATACAAAAAGGAGTATATATTATGGGTAAATTCGTTAGCACAAAAACTTATGGAGCGGAGCGTGGATTCGCAGTAGCATATCGGCAATGGCGTGCCGATTCACATTGCAAATATATTCACGGATACAGCATGGGGTTTCACTTGGAATTCGAATGCGATGAAAATGACCTTGATGCCCGCAACTGGTGCGTAGATTTTGGTTCTCTCAAATCGTTCAAAGATAAACTAGATGAATGGTTTGATCATACGTGTTTAGTAGCACAAGATGATCCAGAATTCAAAACTTTTGAAGAACTTCATCAGAAAAAACTTATCCAAATGGTGGTAGTTGAACGAACTGGGTGTGAAGGATTATCAAAATGGCTGTATGATTATTTGAGTGAGATTTGGATTCCTGAAAATGGGTATGGTAATCGAGTTAAAGTAAGTAAAGTTGAGGTAAGGGAAACCCCCAGTAACTCAGCTATGTACATCGCATGAAAGAATGTGCTAAAATAATGCTTGGCGTAATAGCGGTGCTAATGATGCTCGCGGTAACTACCTGCGCGGTAACTAATCTGGAAACTAGAGTAGGTAGCAATGCCGGGTTAGTGAATGTGATGACTATCCGAAAATAGCAAAGATATGAATCATATTACTTGGGATATTTTAGACCCGAATGACATGCGTGTCGTTATTATGCAGGACGGAAATCCCGTCTTGAATATTTCTGTTCATGAAATCGTAGAAAGTTGCTCACGAAACAAAATATTGCAGCATGTAGATGAATGTGATCACACCCCTTGGTTAACGCGGTGGCAAAACGAAAAGCACGAAGCGTTGACTGAGTTATTAAAAAAGGAGTATAAAATTGTTCGGAACTAATTCTATTACAGGAAAATCTTATTTTAAAGATGCACCATTGGGTAAACTGATGGTGACATCAATGTTTTTTACTTTGCAGGGTGAAGGGCCTTATGCGGGTATGCCAGCCTTGTTCATCAGGTTGGCTAAATGCCAGCTTTCTTGCAGTTTTTGTGATACTTTCTTTGATGACGGCGATTGGATGACCTACCAAGAAATAAACGCAAAAGCACATAAGACTATTTGCGACTACTGGACCACTAAAGGAAATGTTGTTCCAAAATGGGTATTACCTAAGGGTAGTATTTCAGGTATGAATTTTCCAAACATTGTGTTAGTCATCACTGGTGGTGAGCCGCTGATTCAAGATAATGTGTCAGGATTTATGGAGTCACAGGTAGGAAGGTGGAAAGCAGTTCAAGTTGAAAGCAATGGTATTCCTGACACTGCAGTTCCGGCAGGTGTGACACTTGTTTGCTCACCAAAATGTTTGGAAAAAAATGGAGTCGCGGTCAAATATTATTCGCCGTCTAAGACTATTCTTGATCGTGCTGACTGTTTGAAGTTTGTCATGAGTGCTGATCCATCATCTCCTTACAGTGAGGTGCCAGAGTGGGCACATGCCTGGAAAGAAGAAACGGGCAAGGACATTTACTGCTCACCAATGAATGTATATAACTCCTTCCCGCAGCAAATCAAACTATTACGGGCAGAGAAGGGTGCTATTACAATGGCAGAGCGTAGTACAGTTGATGAAAAAATATCGTTTTGGGAAAAGGGGCTATTAGATCTCGCTGCTAATCAATCTAATCACGAATATACTGGCGAATATTGTTTGCGGCATGGATTTAAATTATCCCTACAACAGCATCTTTATGTCAGTATGGCGTGAGGGAAAGATAAATATCGTATTATAAGTTAAAAGGAAAAACTATGTTCTCATTTATTAAAAAAGTGTTTGGAAAGCGTGATGTTACTGACCGTAAAGTTCAAGAAACACCATCGTGGGACAGCACCGTAAAAGCTGCAGAAGTAGCATCACCAGTTGTCGCTAAACCTGCTCCTAAGGCCAAAGCAAAAACTACGCCCAAAACACCAAAAGTTGTAGCTAAACCTGAGGGTAAGCCTGTAGCTAAAACTGCAGCAAAAACTACTACTGCTGCTAAACCTAAGGCTGCTGTGATTACTCCTGCTAAGACTGCTCAAACAAAAAAAAAAGTTCAGCCCAAAAAGTAGTACCTGAAAACCCAGACAAGTTAGCTGCTACTGCAGCTGGCGAACCTTGGGTCAATGTCATTGGTATGGAACTTGACTTAGATAATCCTAACGCAGGTTCTTTTAGTTTGGACTGGAATGACTATTTTGTTGCCAAGTTAGTTAAGGCTGGGTATAAAGGGAAAAATGATATTCAGATTGTTGACGACTGGTTCACTACACTGTGCCGTAACATTGCTCTAGAAACTTACGCCCAAGAGCAAGCAGATCCTTCAAATCGTAAGTGATTTCGTTGTTTTTGAGCAAAAAAGCCGGTTGACTACCGGCTTTTTCTGTGTTATAATGGATTTATGAATGAACTGGAAATAGCATGAAACAAAAATATTTACTTATAGATTTGGCAAACACTTTTATGCGTAGTTTGCACGCTGCGGTAAGAGCGTATGACATTGAAGAAAAGATTGCGTTTGGCATTCACTCCACGCTGCAAAGTATCTCATCAACATTCAGAGATCAGCATGCGACTCATGTTGTCGTAATGCTCGAGGGTCATAGTTGGCGAAGAGGATTTTACTCTAGATACAAGGGCAATCGTGATATCGCAAGAGATGCGTTGACTGAAAAAGAAGCGAAAGAAAGCAAACTTGCGTTTGACGCGTTAAATGATCTGATTGATTTTTTCCGCAATCACACTAACATGACAGTGCTACAGCATCCAGAGCTTGAAGCCGATGATCTTATTGCTGGATGGATACAAGGACACCCAGATGATGAGCATGTCATTTGCAGCACTGACAGCGACTTTTACCAACTCCTAGCTCCCAATGTCACCCAGTATAGTGGGGTGTTGAAAGAGCTTCACACTATCAACGGCATTTACGATGCTAAGGGTAAGATGGTATTAGAGAAGAAAACAGGGCTACCGAAAAAAGTTCCCGATCCAAAATTTATCTTGTTTGAAAAATGTGTTCGTGGTGATCCTGGTGACAATGTCTTTTCAGCATATCCTGGTGCTAGCCTTAAAGGCACCAAAAACAGAGTGGGCATCATTGAAGCATTTGAAGATCGTGAAAAACAAGGGTATAACTATAACAACTTTATGCTACAACGGTGGACCGACCATAATGGTGTAGAGCATAAGGTTTTGGATGATTTTACCAGAAACACCATTTTAATCGACTTATCCGCTCAACCTGCTAAAATACGGGCAGAGCTAGATAAATGTGTCAAAGATGGGGCAGTGCCTAAAAATGCTCCAATGATTGGTGCTCATTTTTTGAAACTGTGCGGTAGACACAATCTAGTTAAACTGAGTGAGCAAGCAACAACCTATGGTGCTATTTTTAGTGCCGCATACAAGGAGTAATAATTATGAGAATGTCGGAAGTTCTTACTGCAGGGAACAACAGAATCACTGAAGGTTCTGAATATGGTTGGGATTGTTTTCACAATGCTCGCTCATTAGATATTTCATTGCCCGGAGGGAATAATAATCAAGTCAGTGTTGTGTACAGTACACTAACATTTGATGTTTATGTTATTGAAACTTATTTTGACAATCTAGCATATCGCTGGGTTGACCCAAAGGTGGAAGCAGCTTATAAAGCAGAATACGCTGCTCGTAATATTGATTACAAATTTGCGTATGATGACCTAGAGTTCACCAATATTCCTTCAGGAGAAGTTATGCTGAGTATTATCAAGCAGTTTGCATTTAAAGGAGAAGATGAAATGAGTGAAGCGGACGATGCTGAGATGTTCCCAACTGCCAATGATTATGTTGACGATCATGCTGGTGAAAAGAATACCAACTCATATTCAGTCGCAGTAGATGTTCGCTACTATATTGATGTGGATAATGTAGCCAATATGGAATACGCCAAAGCAGAAGCTATCAACTTTGCAAATGGTATGAAACCATCAATCCCAAGTGGAACAAACATTTGTTGGGTAGATACGCAGGTGGTAAAATATTCCGTGTCAGAAACTTTATTGCAGGACAACTAAAATGGACCAAAAACTAGACGAGCTACTGTGTAAGAAATATCCAAAGATCTTTGCTGACCGTCATTCTAACATGATGACAACTTGTATGTGTTGGGGATTTAGCTGCGGTAACGGCTGGTTCAACATCTTAGATCAACTATGCGGAAATATTCAACATCACATTGACTGGAGCGTTAAAAATAACGCATCTGACATTGAGTTTGAAAAAATGCGGGCAGCGGCAGTTGCTGGCGATTTAACTTTGTTCAACAAAGAATACGCTACTATGAGTCTAGAGTTTGTAACTCGTATGAAGTCAGATTTACTAAAAATGAAACCTCGAGAAATTCGCGCGGCTGTTCCTCAAGTTGTCGCGGTTCAAGTTAAAGAAAAGTATGGGACACTGCGGTTTTACTATGACGGTGGCGATGATGTGGTTGATGGTATGGTTCGTATGGCAGAATCTATGTCTGGTGTGACTTGCGAGGAATGTGGTAATCCTGGCAAAAGATATGGCGGTGGATGGATTACCACATTGTGCGCTGAGCATGCAGAGAAGCGTGGTCTGTTTGCTACTTCAGAGGACGATTACGTCGAAGATAAGAGCGAGGCTGCAGATGGCATCAAATAACACCACTACCACACCGCAAGAAACTCTTGATGAGGTTAAAAACGACATGCTCGGAAAGTTGAAAGAGCTGTTTGATCAAGAGCAAGAAGATGCGCTAACTGTAGAGGAAGAGATT